ACAACCTTCCAACTCTGAGAATGCTAATAAGGCAACTCTTGTTGAGTTCTTCTATAAGTACCAGGTTAGTAACAATATCGCAGTTACTCCTGCTATCTTCTATGTTTCAGACAACCAAGGTGCTCAAAATGCCTCCACTAACTGGGGTGGCGTAATTCAGACAACCTTCCGTTTCTGATAAACTACTCATAAGTTGAGTGAAACCATCCATTTCTTGGGTGGTTTTTTACTGTTAACTCAAATTTAACCTTCACATAGTAGAATTCTTACGAAGTTATTCAAATTTTATGAAACTCAAAGCTCTTCTTGCTGCAGGAATTTTTCTTGCTCCTAGTGCAGCATTTGCGGCAGACCGTATTAATGTCGCTGGTGCAACATTCCCAGCACCCATTTATCAATTTTGGTTTAGTAAACTTGCTAAGGCAGGTGGTCCTAAAGTGAACTATCAGTCAATTGGTTCTGGTGGTGGTCGCAAAGCATTCATTGATGAAACCGTAACCTTTGCAGCATCTGATGATCCCATTAAAGAATCTGATATCAGAAAGGTTTCCCGTGGTGTGGTACAAATCCCTATCGTTGGTGGAACAATTGCGATTGCCTATAACAATCCTGCCTGCAAACTGAAACTCACTCAGAAGCAAGCAGTATCCGTCTTTATGGGTTCTATTGATACCTGGAAGGAACTTGGATGCCCTGGTGGTAAAATCACCGTAGCACACCGTTCTGACGGTTCTGGAACCACTGCTGCTTTTACTGAGTCCCTTCAAGCATTCTCTAATGAATGGACTCTTGGAAGTGGTAAATCCGTAAACTGGAAAGTTGGTATTGGTGGTAAAGGTAATGATGGTGTTGCTGGCGTTCTTGCAACAACTCCTGGTTCTATTGGATATGTTAATCAATCCTTTGTCAAAGGTAATCTGAAAGCTGCCGCAGTTCAGAACAAATCTGGTGAGTTTGTTCTTCCCAGTTATGCTTCTGGTTCTAAGGCACTGAATGGTATTGTTCTGGATAAGAACCTTGCAGGACAGGATCCAAATCCTGTTGCGAAAGGTGCGTATCCTATTGCAACACTGACTTATGTTCTTGCTTACAAAACTGGTAATGGTGCGAAGGCAGCGTCTATCAGAGAAGCAATCAATTATATGTTAAGTGATAAGGCACAGGCATCTGCTGATGATCTTGGATATGTTCCTCTCAAGGATGGTATTCAAGCAAAAGCACAGTCTGCTGTGAACCTCATCAAGGAATGATACATAGAGGGGGTTGACAAAACCCCCTTTTTTGTGTATTATAGTTTGGAGTTAAGATTTTTATGTCTCTTATTTCGCAACAAGATAGGCAACTTGCCATTAAGGTCTTTAAGCATTATGTAGATTTTCTTTCAAGTGAAATAGAATTTTATGAATCTGAAGGAATGATTGACGACACTGACTATCAAGATCATAAGTTGGAATTGTCTGAGGTTTATGCTCTTCTTAACTGGATTAAACTAGAAAAAACCAAACATGAATATTAAACTTTGGTATTGTGATTCAATGAAACAATGGCGTTGGACTCTTACCGAGGATTGCCGACCAATCATCAAACAAGAATCTGGGCAAAGAGAAAATTTGCGAGATGCAATGAATGATGTAGCAATCACAGTTGAATATATGTTAGAATCTCATTAATTGATTGGGAGATTGGCGCAGCGGTAGCGCAGCTGCTTTACACGCAGACGGTCACTAGTTCGAATCTTGTATCTCCCATTTATAAATACTTAAAAGGTATTGGTGTAATGGAAAAACTTTATAAACTTTTAAGTGATACCCAAGCATCGCTTTTTTTGCTATTCCAAAAAACCTGGGTCTATCATTGGCATGTTGTGGGACCCGACTTTAAACAAATTCACGATTTGTTTGGGGACCAATATGCGGAAATTCAAGAAGAAGTTGATCGTATCTCAGAACATATGAGATTTTTGAGTATTAAACCTATCAGTTCTTTATCTAGAGTTCTAGAAGTATCTGGTGTTGGGGAAGCAAAGACAAATATTTCTGAAATGGAAATGATTAAAGATTTGCTTGAGGGACATAAAAAGATTATAGATATGTTAGGTGAAGTTGCCGAAGAAGCAGAAGCACAAAAGTCAAGAGGAACTGTTAACCTCGCTGATGATTTAAATGAAGCACACGGTAAGTTCGTTTGGATGTTACGTTCATTTACTGAATAAAAATTAACTTATAATGACAAATGGAAAATTTAAGAATCAGGTGCCGCTCCTGTAATAGGGAGTTAGAAGGGCATCATAGTAGGACAGTCACTTGTGGTTGTTCAAATATGTCAACTATTCGTGGAGATAAAATCTCGGCAGTTGATTTGTCTAATGTTGTTATGCTAAACTCTATACGCACTAAAGAAAGGTCAGGTGTCCTTACAGAAGAAGACCTTGCATACCAAGAGTCAAGGCGTCAACGTAAAGTAAGACGTTTAGATTTTGAAATTAGATAGGATGTAATATCATATTTTCATCATAAATTGCATATTGACGAAGATCTTCATCTAACTCACCAAATCCTAATCGTTTATAAAGTGATGCCTTGTGCTTTGCTCCAATAATATAATTTTCTGCTATTTCTATTATTTGAGTTCCAATTGGGTTACACATTAATATATCATTTGGATTTGGATAATTTTTACATATCATGATATTCCTTATCTCTTTAATAAATTTAAATACTATAGTTCTATTATCATTCGTGGACAATCTTCTACGATTTCCTTCTATTGTCCAAGTAAGTTCAAATAATCTAGTTTTTTGATTATATTTAATTTTAGATAATAAATTTATAGTTTTTTTCTTAGAATATTTTTTAAAATATTCGTATACGTATGTTTTTTTATTTTTGTAACAGTATGCTGAAAGGTACATCTCTAATTCTGGATATATATCTTCAAATATTCTTTCGCAATTAAATTTTGGATCTATAATTGGACTTCTATCTCTGATTCCCAGACTTAAAAGAAATCTCTCAAACTCAATTCTTTTTTCTGATGGTTTGATTTTCATTTGATTTTATGCTATAATTTTATATATGGAAGATTGGCCGAGTGGTTGATGGCGATAGTCTTGAAAACTATTAACGTTAATAGCGTTCCAGGGTTCGAATCCCTGATCTTCCTTCTTATAAATACCAGAAAAGTCTTTGTGAAGAATGGGTATTCAGATAAACGGGCAAACTGATACGATTTCAGCGGTTGATGGTGCATTGACTGTTAGTGGTGCCGAACTGTCTGCTGTAACAAACTTAAATGCGACTGGTATCGTTACCGCTACAAGTTTTAGTGGTCCTTTAACTGGTAATGCGACTGGTCTTTCTGGAAATCCTAGTATTAGTGTTTCAACTATCGGTGTTAATGGTGCCTCTCCTCAAACACCAATAGACGCTATATCTAATAGTTCTGGAAATGGAATAACGGTTCGTGGTAGAGGTGCTGACGGATTAGGAAATATTCGTTTTACTAGTAATAACTATGCCACTCTTTACGGTGGATTTAAACACGATGCTTCTACTTTAACAATATTCAATGAATTATCTGGTTCATTAAAGTTAGGAACTAATGGAATTGATAGAGCAACTATTGATGGTTCTGGTAGATTGACTTTGCCTTATCAACCAGCATTTTTCTCAAGACCTACTGGAAATTATGATATAAATGTTGGTGAGACTACAATTGGTGGAACTTGGAATGACGTTTTTGATCGTGGAAATAATTTTAGTAATGGAACTTTTACTGCTCCGGTTGCAGGTGTTTATCAATTTTCTTGGGCTCCTTTTCTTACACTTGAAACTACAAGGCAGGATGCATATATTATGGTAAATGGTACTGGTGTTATGCGAGAAGAAATATCTGGATATAACTCAACCAGTAATAGAAGTGGATCAGTTCATGGAATATATCAATTATCAGCAAATGATGCTGTAACTTTTGGTGTTTATTCAACAGCGGGCAATACCATATATTTTACTGTTAATCCATGGTGTTATGCTTGTGGTTACCTCATAGGATAAATACTCAAAAAAAGACTTACTATGAACTACACAATTACTCTTACCGAAGCAGAAGACCTAGCACTTCAATATGTTGCTGCTGACCCTCAAGACTGGATCGATAATGCTGCGACTAATCGTGCTCGGATTGCGATTGATGAAATCTGTGACTTATATGTTAAGACTAAACTAGAAAACAACCAACCCATCACAGCAACCAACAAACCCGATATGGTTCTTGCTGCTTATGAGGAAGGTTTAATCAAGACAGCAGCACAAAGAAACGAAGAAGCATCAACTCCTGCCGAATAAAGATTCAAAAAACTACTATTAGTATCTAACGTAACAATATTCATATTCAATGTTTTATTATTCTCATATACTTGGCAAAATAAAATTATTTGTTTTATAAATTATAAGTAACAATCTGATACAAAACAAATGGATTCTCACACCTTAAACAATTGGGTGAAAATTAAAGAAACATTTGAGAAGTCTGGAAATACTGATAATCAATTTTATAAAAGAGCGTGTGTTATAATAAAGACTGGTAAAGATCCCCTTGCAAAATTTCTTGGAGATGAGAAGTGATGGAACCATTTGATGATGATTATGTAACTCGCACAGATGTTCGGGAGATGATTGATGCTGCGATTGATAAGCACAACAAGACTGCAACAATAATTTCTGCATCCATTGGTTCAGTGCTTCTGGGATTTTATGCTCACGGTCTGTTGACGGTCATTGACAGAGTTGGGTGATTGTGGTATTATAGATATATCAACGGAATGTCGCCTAACTTGGTCATGGCACCTGCTTTGGGAGTAGGAATAATCTCGGTTCAAATCCGAGCATTCCGATTGCCAGTTTCTCAACTGGTACACTTGACTTAAAGGTCAATTCATTCTATAATTACTAGGCAAACAAATCAAAGCAATGTCGGTTACAATTAAATTTAAGAAGGATCTCCAAACTCTTAAATCTGCGGTTAATGGCGAATTTTATCTTGATGTAAAGAGTCCGAAACTTTACAAAAAGATTCGTCGATACTATCAAAATGAAGGTGTAATGTTCTCTGAAGATGCTTTAGATAACTATGATATTCTCATTGAGTGTATTGCACAAGACCTTGAAACTTCTGAAGTTGTGTGATGACAAAAGTTCTACTTGAACGGGAAGGATACCGTTTCGTTGAGAAAGGCATCATCGAACTCAATGGTATGCCCGATTATCGTCTACAAAAACAGAACTACTACACAAAGTATTGGAATGACATTTATTTGTTTGATAATTCTATGCAACTTACTACTGCAATGGAGGATCAACAGTATACTCGTTGGTTAGATCCTGATAGAGTTCCTTGTTATGTGAAGGAAGATGATATTCTTAATTGGGATCAATAGTCACGGAGAGACTTAAAAAGCACTGGTCGGGAGCAACCCCTTTAGTCACGGAGAGACTTTAAAAGTACTGGTGGAGTCAAGTATGACCCTATTGTTTTATTGCCTTTCTCAAAGGCAATTGGTGCGGATGGGACTCTCTCCCGCCTGGTTTCCAATTTCCAGACAAAGAATTGGTGGCGAGCCTGAATGACCTAAGGGGAGAGTTGCATAAACTCTCCTTTTTTGCTATAATACATAGTACATACACTAATCAATTGATTTATGAGTCAATATGTAAAGAAGGCACTTGTATTGGGTGCTGGTGGTTTTATTGGAAGTCATATGGTTAAAAGACTGCGTTCCGAAGGATATTGGGTACGTGGTGTAGATCTTAAGAGACCCGAGTATTCTCCTACTGAAGCAAATGAATTTGTTCAAGGAGATCTTCGTGATGTAGATTTTGTTCGTCGTGTTCTGGAATATAGAGGTGATAGGGGAAACTTCTATCAGTCAGTTCCTTATCGTTATATTCAATCCTTTGATGAGATCTATCAGTTTGCTGCTGATATGGGTGGTGCTGGATTTGTTTTCACTGGTGAGAATGATGCAGACATTATGCACAACTCCGTATCCATCAATCTGAATGTTCTTGATGAACAACACAAATTGAATGAAAGACTTGGTAAGAATAAAACCAAAATCTTCTATTCTGGATCTGCATGTATGTATCCAGAGCACAATCAACTTGATCCAGATAATCCCGACTGTCGTGAAGAATCCGCATATCCCGCCAACCCAGACTCCGAATATGGATGGGAAAAACTTTTTTCGGAACGTCTTTACTTTGCGTACCATAGGAATTATGGTATACCTGTGCGCGTATCTAGGTATCATAATATATTTGGTCCAGAGGGAACCTGGGAAGGTGGACGTGAGAAAGCACCAGCAGCAATCTGTCGTAAAGTAGCATATCTTCCTAAAGAAGGTGGTACGATTGAAGTCTGGGGTGATGGTAAGCAGACTCGTTCATTCCTCTACATTGACGAATGTATTGAAGCAACTCGTCGTATGATGGATTCTGATTTTATCGGACCAGTAAATATTGGATCCGAAGAAATGGTAACCATCAATCAGTTGGTAGATACTGCTGCAAAAGTTTCTGGTAAGTTTGTTGATAAAGAGCATATCCTAGATGCACCTCTTGGTGTTCGTGGACGTAACTCCAATAATGATGTAGTTCGTAGAGAACTTGGTTGGGATTATTCACAGTCCCTTGAAGAGGGTATTCTTAAGACTTATGAATGGATTAGTGAGCAGATCAATGCGAAGAAAGTTTAATCTAGTTGGAGATACCTTTACTCATCTAACTGATGGAAATAAAGGTTATTCTGTTCACGGAAAGGAATCCAAATATATTGAGTGGGTAAAGGATGGAAGTGGAGATGCTACTTTCTATATTGATAGTACTCTTCAACAAGCATTTATTGATGAAGACAATGGAAAACCAAAATATGCTT